GAACTGGATGCACCAACCTGCGCGTAAGTGGCTGTACCGACAGTGATCGTGTACGGGCTGGAAGCAACATCTACGGTTTGGGATGCGTACTGGACGACGCCACCGCCACCGCCCCCGCCTGAACCTTCCCAAGTGGGGCCGCTACCGCCAGCACCGACGACCAGAACGTCGCAGTCAGCCGTCCCAGCAGACACCACAAACTTGCCTGAACCACGGAACGTATGAACCCGATACGTCGTACCAGAATCCTCATACTGCGTGATGATCCCACCAAACGCCGTCATGCCAGCAGCACCGAACAGGCCACCATTCAGCCAAGTAGACACAGCCGTCGAAGGCCACGCCTTAGGCGTGTCGTGCCGTCCCCGCCAGTTGGATATGGCGGTAGACGGGTTGGTGCGATCCTGGCGGAACATGTGCTAGGCGGTGATGCGGTTGACGTAACCGTTGATGTTGATGACATTCGTTGTTCCAGCAAACGCCCTGACAATCAGGCCATTCTGCAACAATGTCCCTGGGCACACCAAAACCCAGCCTGCCTCAGCAGTAATCGTGACCTCAGACAGATCATCAGGTGAAGCAACGCCGCCGTACTCGATGGTGAGCTTCACATCAGACCCAGACGTGTTGCACGCATACAACCAGATTTCGTCCAGGTCAGAAGTGCCCGCTATCGCCGTATGAATCAGCGTTCCCGCCGTCGCCGTAGCAGCAACCTTGACGTTTCTGCCATCGGCAGGGGTTCCGCTGAGAACATGCTTGGAATATGTTGCCATTATCTTTCCTTAGTTGAAGACGGTGTTGTTCAAAATGAGTTGTGCATCATTGGTCGTTACGGAAATAGCGGGCGTTGTCCCACCAGACGACACAATCGGGGCTGTCCCAGTAACCGCCGTGACCGTCCCCTGCGGTGCCGCAGCCGTAATATCCGAAATCAACGCCTTCTTCGTGGCGTTGGAATCGTTCGTGTCAGCGATCAGGACATAATCGGCGGTCGTTGCCGTAGCCACCGTGCTGTTGTTGACATCCGCGATCAACGTCACATTGCCGCTCGTCGCACCCCCCGACAGGGAACTGTTCGCCGCAGTCGTAATCCCCGAAATGTCACCAGTCGTCGGTGCAGCCCAGATCAGACCCGTCGCCTCGCCCGAGTCGGCAGTCAACACATAAGTATCGGTGCCAACCCCCAAACGGACAATCGTGTTGTCAGCCGAAGCGGCCAACAGGTCGCCCTGGGCGTCCACCAAACTGTCCTGAACCAACCCAGGGGACGAGTTGACGAACGACTCAATGTCGGTGAAGTTCGTGTTCACGTCGGCGGCGACAATCGTGGTGCCCGCCGCAAACGTGTTAGTTACCGCCAGGGTCGCCATTTATCGCATCCTTCTCGCCACATAGGTGTACGCCAAAGCGTTGATTTCCCATGTGCTATTAGTGGACGGCCCGTTGACTTTCATACTTACTGACCTCGCTGTCCCAAGAGTTGGCAGTCTTTTCACGTCAGCGACCAGATTCGACGCAATCGCATCCCACGCCGCGTAATAGTCAGAATCAGGATCCGCGTCATCCCACTTCGCGGTATCCCACACCGACGTTGATGTACGACCCGTGACGTTCACATCGAACGACATGGCCTGTTCGGCCTTGTCATAGTTTTTGTAAACCTGGACGGGCATCGTGATGGATGACTCGGCCAAGGTGACCATGCGGGGTTTCCCCCACCGTTTCTTCACAATCGGGTTGCGGCCCGTCACCCAACGGGTCACAAAATACGACACAATGTGCGTTTCCGTTGACCCCGTGTACCTGTCCGACGTGCGATTCTGCTCATCTTCCAGGTCAATCACCGAACCCGTCGTAGCGACGCATCCCGCCAGCACCTTGGGGCGCCCCGACGGTGGTCGAAACGCCGTCATCGGTCCCGCATCAATATCTGACGTGACCCAAGCGCCGCCCTGACCCAACGTCGGATCAAAGATCAGGGTGCGACGGGTCGTCGCGCCGTCCTCTGTCCAATCGACAGATGCGTACAGTTTGTTGTTACCCCACGCGAGCTGCGGAGGGGCCGTGAACGTGATACGCCCATCGCGTATCGCAGGATCCAACTTGTCGAACAGGTAAAAGAACTGTTCCCTGTTATACAGGTACACGCCGTCTTCACCGTTCCAGAAATAGCACCCGTTGGGTGCAACCGCAGGAGTGGACAGCGGAACCATCCCGACTTCCTGAGTGATCGTCTGAACCTGAAACGAATCAGAATCAAACCCCGTTATCGCAAACACACCGTTCGTTTTGAACACCAACAGGCGGTCACCGAACGGTGCCAATCCTGTGATGAACCCGCCGCTTTCACCAATGTCGATGTCGGCGTAGTCGTCTGCTGCCCACTTCTCAGCCTGGTTGGCTTGCGACCAGCGAACCCGAGACTTGTAGGCGGTAGCTGACTCGTAGGTGTTTGCGGTGAACGCAAAGTTGTTCCAAAAAGCCACATACTGGGCTTGCGGAAAGTTGCCGTCCGTTCCATCCAACGTGGTGCCCAGGTCCGCAGCCGTAGTACCATTCCACCTGAACGACGGCTTGTCATACGACACCCCGTAAGAAATGTTGTTCATCGTGATGCCGTACACCCGAGAACCTGCCGTACGGGCCGTGATCCCCGTCAAATCAGTAAAGTTGCCGCTCGCAGAATGGGCAACCTTCGTGTCATAGTTGACCATCACCGCCGAGTTGGACACAATGTCAGGGTAAAACCCCCACAAACCCTGAACATCAGCGGACAACGCCGTCGGGTTCCTGCGGTCCACACCGTCGCGCATCTTGATCCCGCCACGCGGATCAACAGTCACATTCAACAAATCAGGCGACTCGTCGCCCGACAGGTTGAACTGATCGGACCTCAGATTCAATCCCCCCGAAAACGAATCCAGGGTTTCCAGCGAAAACTGGCGTTGCGCGCTACGAACCACCAGCTACTCCCAAGAGTAACGTAAACGGTTTGGCAAAATCACCTGTGACCGCCACCGCGACGCATTGCGACTGTTCAAAACCACAGGTTGCGGTGCAGGCATGTCGTCATAACGGTCGCTGAGATTATTCAACTCCTGGTAGAAGATCGACAGGTACTGCTGCGCCATCAACGGGTCTTCCTGCTGCTCGTAAGCGCGAGCAATCCCGTAAGTAGCAACCACGACATGGAACGGATCAGGCAGATCCGACGGTTCGACCGCATCGGCTACACCAGCTCCGAAAGCCGCAGGGTTCGCATAGCCACGAATGTAGATTGTCTCAACTGATGTCGGTGTCGGATACAAGCGAACCGACTCCGCCCAGAAAGACCACCACCAGGGAGAACCTGTCCCGTTGACGTTCAACGGGTACACGACATCGCCCTCGTCGCGGCCCACAAACGACACGACATGATTATCGGTACGCAACGATGCGATTTCACGCAACCCGTTGGTGACCCCCGTACCGACCGCCGCCAAGGTGTAATCCTTCTGCGACGCAACAGTGTCGAACGTGGATGCCTTCTCAAAGAAAGGCCACCGCTTCTCCGTGTAAACAATCAGGTCGTAACCCTCACCGAGAAAACGGTTCAGGGTGTCGTCTGAAATGTCCGACGAGTCAATGTCCACCACAGAGCGGACATAGGAACGCATGGTGGAAATGTCCACCAGCTACTCCTTCGGAGTGTGAAAGATGCACAGGTCGCTGCCCGTAACGGGACGCCCCTTACAGGGCGCCCCGCTGCGAGTCAACGAACTGCACTTGACCGATTCTGGGACAACGGGTTCGCCGCCTATCGGATTGACTTGCTGGATGTTGCGGGAGAACCCCACGGTTTGAGGCCGTGGTGTCGAATCCCGAAAATGGTCGCCAGCAGGCTGCCCGTATGGGCGTGAGCCAACCTTGTAAACGTTAGCGAATTCTCGTCCCATCAGAATCAGGTGGCCGAGTGCATGAAACCCTGCCGTGCACGGTTGCTGCATGTGAGCTGGCCGTAGCACAGAAGCTGTGAGTACACAGCGTCCTGGTTGGTTGGGCGCACGAACGGTGTCGGCTTGAACCAGACATCGCTATGGGCAACCAACTGTAGGTACTTGGTGTTCAGGAACAGGAACTGACCAGACGCACAGGCATCATCGAAGGTCACGGGGCATCCCTTGAACAGCAGGTTCTGGAACCCACCGTCAGCCATGTCGGTATCCGTGTACCGAATCTGGCTCTCCAAGAGTGCCTCGTACTTCTCGTACAAAGCCTGCGTGGTGATGCCGATAGTCGGCTGGTCGTTACCAACCGAAATGGTGTTATATATGTTAGCCATGCTGGCTACAGTGATCGCACCACCCTGATCGACTTCAGTGGACTTCCAGAACGAGTTGCCTGAGCCAGTCGGGTCGATTCCACCAAGGCTCACGCCCGTTCCGCCGACAATGTTGCCTAGACCGTTCCAGTCCTTGCTGCTGTTGCCCGACCCGTCAGCCCAAAACATGGTGTTCATGTTCTCGATAACGGTTTCCTGCGTCTGGAAAATCTTGCCTTCCAGCAGATCAATGATCTGTGCCTCACCGTTATTCTTGGCTTCCTCGATGCCCGAAATGGTCACCGTGGCCGCATACTGCCCCCACGAATACTCAGCCGCGCTGATGCCCGTCTGTGCCGTCGTGGAAATAGTGTCAGTACCGCTGTACGAGCCAGCGGTTGAGTTCGTACCGTAAATGATCGGTACAACGATGGTCGCCCCACCACTAATCCGACGAATGGTCTGCCCATTCGTCAAAGCGTAGAACAACGGCCTTGCGCTGAAGATGTTATCTGTCAGCTTCGGGATGTAGTTCTTTAGCGTAGTGGAGAGAATCTCGTCAAAGTTAGCGTTACCCGCCATTTGAGTTTCTCCCTAAGAGGTTTATGTGGTCAGTTCTTGTTTCGCCATCGCAAAGGCTTCACGGATAGACATGGGCTTGCCCGCAGATTGGGAAACAACGCTTCCTTTTTGAGTTCCAGTCTTGGACTCAACCAGGGAAGCATCCCGCTTCGATTCTGTTACATCCTTGTCCGCCTGAAGTTTCTCAGCGGTGGACGCAACGTCACCAAATCTCATGTGGGCGTAGGCCGCATCCAAGTTTGAGATTTGATTACGCAAAGCATGATTGAACAGCTCCTGCTCATCAAAATCCCCGTACCTGGATTTCAACCCCGCTACTTCTTTGTCAAGGGCGGTGCGTCGCCCAACCGCAGCCTGCTGCTCCATCTGGTGTTCGATCCGCGCAATCCGCTGCTCAGTCGGATCCAACTCATCCCAAGCTTCCTGCTGCTCATGGGTGGGTTGGGTATCCAAACCAAACGCGGACGACAACGCTGAGATCGTTCCAGAAGGATCCGCCTCCAACGCCTTAGCGATGGATTCGGCCTGCTGCAACCGTTGACGCTCAGATGCCAACTCCTGCGTCTTACGGGTGTAATCCGCCTGACGTTGGTATCCGTCCCGAAGCTCCGACAAGCTGACCTGCTGTTCCTCGCCGTCAACCTTGACGACATACGTTTCCGCAGGTTCCTGACTTACTTCGTCTGATGAAACCTCTGGGGTGTCCGCTGACGCGGGTTCCGTCGTTTCCATGTTTTCTTCTGGCACTATCGCCTCCTGGGAGTCCGAAAGGTTGCTCCTAGAAGGACATACACCGTGTCCCACCCGTTACAGGGAAGGCAACTCCAAGCCCATCTGGTTTTGCAACTGGGCCAACAACTCAGGCGGAACACCACCCGTCGGAGCAAACACAGGCTCCTGCGGAGGCAACGGCGGCATCTGCGGAGCCACACCAGCTTCCGCTTCAGCAACCGCCTCAGGTGGTGCCTGCTGCTGCTGCTGCATCATAAACCGTTCAGGATTCTTGATATCGAACCCCTCACGAAGAACGTGCATCGCCAACGCCGACGGGTCAATCACCGTGCCAACCAGAGGCGCAATAGCGTTCAGCAACGACACCGCCTGCTGCTTACGAATCGTGTCATTCATCGGCATGGTTGAACCACCCTCAACCGTGAAGTCGTACTCGC